GCTAGGCGTAAATCTTTCTGCGCTAGAATGAAAGGCATGAAGTCTAAACTTACATCAGCTAAAGCTGCAAGAGATCCACAATCAAGAATTAATAAATCACTAAGAGCCTGGAACTGCTAGGAGGTACTATGCCAAAAGTAAAACCATTAGGCACACCCAAAAAAAAATTAACTAAACTAGAGAAAGCTGAGATAAGAGCCTCAGTTATAAATGCTAATATGCAAGATGCACATGATAAATATCAAAAGAAACGATTTGATCAATGTGTTGAATTAAAGATGTTAAAAGGACATTCTAGAGAACTTGCAGAAAAAATGTCTAAAGAACTTATTTATAATTCTAAGGAGGTTTAATGCCTATACAATTAGGAGAAAGGTTTGGATTACAAAGACTTCCAGAAGATAAACGCTATAGTGTTTTTGAAAATCAAGAACGCACTATGTATGGTAAAAAAATAAAATTTGATCCAGAGAATAGTGAACATCAAAGAATACGCAGAGACAATATGGCTAATGTTTATATTGCTAGTTATCAAGAATCTAAAAAATTAGGCTTCTCTGATGAAAAAGCTAAGTTTACTGCAACTATGTTGACTGCAATGTTTGCGCACGAATCTTCATATGGCTTAAAAGAAACAGGTATAAATAATGTTTTTGGTCGTAAAGCTACATCTAATGAAATAAAAGCAGGTAAAGGTTATCGTGTTAATACACATGAAATTATTGATAATCAAAGAGTAGATTCAAGAGAACCTTTTCTTAATTTTGATAGTTTTCAAGATAGTATTAGGAATCAAATACAGTATATAAATGATGATTATCCAGGAGCATTAGATGAAAAAACTACACATGGGTTTGTAAAAAAACTCTATAGCCCAAAAATAGGTGGTGTATATGCTACAGATTTATTATCAAAAAATTATCAAAAACAGTCAGGTTATAAGATGATAGAGCAGGATGAACATAAAAATCAATACACTACCAAATTAAATAATTATATCGGACATGGCTGGACTAACTATAATACTATTAGACCTGACATGATAATAAGAAAAATAGGTAATAGAGAGATGTGGGTGCTAAGTGGACCCTACCGAAGAAACGGCAGAATGACACAAAGGCAAGGTTTTACAGGACCACCATCAACAGATAGCTCTATGAACATGATGGACATGGACTATGTAAATGATGTTATTAATGGCAAAATAAATCAAGAAGAAATACAAAGAAAAAGTTTTGAAATAGATGCTAAGAATGGTTTTTTATCTGAATACACAGAGGCAGCATTAGGTAATGATAGTGCTATAAGCAAATCAATTACTAAAGAACAAATGTTAAAATCATATGCTAGTAATGAATACTATGGTGGTATTTATGGATCAGAAATAACCGATGGTTTATATGATATTAATATTCAAGCAGGATTAGAATCAGATACCGATGGATTTTCAGGATCAGCTAGTACAATAATGGATGACAAAGGAAAAACATTAACTGATGTTGATTATAATTTAAGATACAAAACCGATAATTTAGATATTAATGTTGGCAAACAAAGAAATAAAAATAAAAGGTCTATTACTTTTCACAATAATGGATTTGAATTTACCGCAGAACAACTTGACCAACAAAATAAACAGACTTTAAAATATAAAAAAGGTGGCTTTAAAGGTCAAGTAACAAGAGATCAAGATGATAATATTGGTGTAGGTTTTGAATATAGAGGTAAATTTAAATGAATGATGGCTGGACTAATGTAAAAAAAGAATTAGTTAATCCTAATGTGTATAGCAAAGAACAATGGAATAAAGTTAGAACTGTTGTTAAGACTCAACACATGAAGCACTATCCAAAAGGCTTTGTAACCGATATGGAAGCAGATAAGATACTTGCAGCTATGTCGCCACAAACAGTAGAAAAACTATATGAACTAGCAGTTAAGTATGGCATCACTCAACTATAAAGCACCAGGTCCTATTGTTAAGGAGTTTATGAAAGACGATAGTTTCTTTCGTGGATTGCGTGGACCAGTAGGATCTGGTAAATCAGTCTCATGTTGCATAGAGATATTGCGCAGAGCATTAGCCCAAGAACCCAATGCAGAAGGTATAAGGAAAAGCAGATGGGCGGTCATAAGAAATACCAATCCACAACTTAAAACTACTACCATTAAGACTTGGCTGGACTGGTTTCCAGAAGAAGAATGGGGTAAGTTTTTATATAGCGTACCTTTTACGCACATGATTAAAAAAGGGGATATAGAGTTAGAAGTAATCTTCTTAGCATTAGATAGACCAGAAGATGTCAAGAAACTGTTATCCCTTGAACTTACAGGAGTATGGGTTAATGAAGCAAGAGAAATTCCAAAATCTATTATCGATGCTTGTACTATGCGTGTTGGCCGTTATCCGTCTATGCGTGATGGTGGTCCTAGCTGGTATGGCGTTATTTGTGATACCAATGCTCCTGATACTGAACATTGGTGGCCTATTCTTGCAGGGGAGACTGTATTGCCAGACTACCTCACCAAGCAAGAAGCGAAGATGTTAGTCAAACCTGATAACTGGACTTTCTTTAATCAACCACCAGCAATGGAAGAAATTATAGGCAAAGATAAAATAGTAGATAGATATGAACGCAATGATGAAGCAGAAAATATAGATAACCTTACACCTAATTATTATCCAAATATTATTAGAGGTAAGACTAAATCATGGATTGATGTGTATGTACTTAACAAATTAGGACTAATAGAAGATGGTAAACCTGTTTATGATTCTTTTAGAAATGATGTGCATGTAGCTAGAAGTGATTGTTTGGTAGCAGATAAATTGCCAATCTATATGGGAATAGATTTTGGTTTAACTCCAGCGTGTGTGTTTGCTCAACGCATACGAGGCAGATGGGTATTACTAGATGAGTTGGTAGCGGAGGATATGGGTATTGTAAGGTATTCTGATTTATTAAAACAACAAATGGCATTGTATATGCCACGCACTTTTCACATTTTTGGTGATCCAGCAGGTGATCATAGAGTACAAACAGATGAGGCAACACCCTTTCAAATACTTAGAAGTAAAGGAATTAATGCTAGACCTGCGCCATCAAATGATGTATTAATACGATTAGAAGCAGTTAATGCTACATTAACCAGAATGACAGATGGTGAATCAGGGTTGTTAATTGATCCAAAATGTATTAACTTGATAAAAGGATTTAGTGGTGGTTATCATTATAAGCGTATACAAACAAGTGGTGAACGCTATGATGAAAAGCCAAACAAAAATAGGTTTTCACATATACATGATGCACTACAGTATTTATTGTTAGGTGCAGGAGAAGGAAGAAATTTAGTGCTTGGAGGAAAGACAAGCAAACCTTTTGTAGCTAAACGAGACTTTGATGTTTATACTGCAAAACCGAAAGCTAATATACATAGCAGGAGAAGAAGATAATGTGTAAGAGTACACCAAAACCACCAGCACCATCACCAACAGAAGTAGCGGCACAAGAGTCAACAAGAAGGGCGCAAAGAGATGCTTTGAAAGAAGAAAGAAGAACAGCAGCACAATTAAAAGATGAGCAAACAGAAATAACACAAGCATTTCTAGCTGGTAGACGAGGAAGAAGAAGTTTACTTTCAGGCAATAGAGGTGGTAGAGGATTTGATCTTACTGATAGTTATAAAACTAAACAAACACTAGGTGCTTAATGATAGATAGCAAACAAGAAATTAATGTTGCACAAATACAAAGTCCAGTAAAAAAAATACTAGCTAAGTATCAACATGCCAAATCATTAAAAGATCAATGGACAGCTACTTTTGAAGAATGTTATGAGTATGCTTTACCACAAAGAGAATCGTTTTATCACGAAACTCCAGGCAGAAGAAGAACTGATCATATCTTTGATGAGACTGCTGTAGTTGGAGTTCAAGAGTTTGCTAGTAGATTGCAGTCAGGTATTGTGCCTAACTATGCAAGATGGGCTGAGTTTGTAGCAGGTACAGAAGTCCCAGAAGAATTACAAAAAGACACTAATTTAGCATTAGATAAAGTTACAGAGTATGTATTTGAAATATTACAAAACTCAAACTTTAGTCAAGAAGTGCATGAAACATTTTTAGATATAGCTTTAGGCACAGGAGTTTTATTAGTTGAAGAAGGCGATGCAGTTCAACCAATAAAATTTAAAGCTATTCCATTACCACAAGTATGTTTAACAAGTGGCCATGATGATAAAGTAGATGCAGTTTATCGTACACGTAAAATGAAGTTAAAAGAACTTACTTTTGCTTATGCTCAACCAATCTATAATGACAAGATGGCTATGGATATGGAAGCAAATCCCGACAAGGAAATTACTGTAATTGAAACATTGTATCGTGATTATTCAAACACTAAAGAAGAAGTAAATATTTTTTGTGCAATAGCAAAAGATTATGAACATAAAATATATGATGAAGAATATAAAGGTGTAGGTAGTAACCCATATATTACCTATCGTTGGTCTAAATGTTCAGGAGAAACATATGGCAGAGGACCATTACAGTTTGCGTTACCTGCAATTAAAACTGCTAATTTAGTCGTAGAACTAATATTAGAAAATGCACAAATGAGTATATCTGGTATGTACCAAGTGGAAGATGATGGAGTCATTAATGTTGATAACATTGCACTTATTCCAGGTACAGTAATTCCGAAAGCAGCAGGTAGCGCAGGTTTA